TTAATCCCGGTTACCGTAGCACCGTCACCCGCGATATTAACGCTGGTGTTAGCAACAACTGTAGTAGCGGTCAAAGCGGCTGCGGATGCCCCACCAATAACGGTGCCATCAACAGTTCCGCCATTAATATCGGCAGTACCTGCGACAAGGCCGGTTACTTTTAAGTTGTTATAAACGTCTGTTACGTTAGCCGCAGAAGCGCCACCACCGTCAAACTTGACGACCATATCAACGCCTGCGGGTATTTCTAAGTCCCGTCCAGCGTTATAGGTGCCTTGGAAAAGCAAAACAGGGCGACTACCGCCCAAGCTATTTCTTATAAAAACTATTTTTTCGGCGTCATTCGGCTGAAGCTGAACAAAAACATTGCCGCCAAGATCACCTGAACTGTAAAATTCAATCCACTTGTTGCGCCCATCAGAGGCCGCACCGTTGGTTATAATAAGCGCATTGGGTGAACCCGAAGACGCTGCACTTGAAAGAGTTACACGAACTGCACCATTAATACCTTGGTCCAGAATGTCGAAATTTGTGTTTGTAGTATCACCCCACGTACCCGACTGCTCACCAGTGGCCGGTTTTTCAATACCGAGGTTAACTGTATAGGTACTTGGCATTTTTAATTCCTCACGCTGCTATTTGCGTCCAATTTGCGCTCTGGGTGGGTTCTTCCTCCGACCATGACGGCGACTGGGTTACATCTATCTCACTATAACCCGGATTTTGATCCGGGACAATGTTAGAGTAGACCAGTACATTTCCGACAACACCTGTTGCGCTGACTCCTATTACATTTACGACAGCATCACTATTAACAATGACACTGCCAACTAATCCTGTTCCGCTAACACCTGTGACAACTATGGTCTGTCCGGTCTGTATCGAAACCGAACCCACCGCACCCGTCGCAGACAAGCCTGTTACCGGTACATTAGCTTCGCCATTAACTGTAACGTCGCCTACCTGACCAGTAGCTTCAAGACCTGTTGGGAAAACATTGGCTTTTGCAACAATCGTTACTGAACCAACGGACCCTGTGGCCTCTAGTCCTGTGACCGGGACAATAGCGCCTGCTTCAACGCTTACGGAACCAACGGCTCCTGTTCCCGACACACCCGTAACGTTTACGTTTGCATCTGCGGTTATCGTAACTGAGCCGACTGACCCTGTTGCCGATACTCCGGTGACGGGTACATTCGCACCAGCATTTATGCTGACCGAACCGGCTTGGCCTGTTCCCGCTACGCCTGTAACGTTAACATTGGCTCCTGCCGTTGTAGTGACACTGCCCACTTGGCCAGTACCCGCTACCCCTGTTACAGAAATGTTAGCTGCCGCGTTTATTGTTACGCTGCCAACACTACCTGTTGCTTGTAGTCCTGTTACCGGTACATTGGCTTCCGCCACAACCGTTACAGAACCTACAGAACCCGCAGCTTGTGGTAACCCACTCTGGGACCACGGGCCTGCGCCCCAACCTGAACGGCCCCAGCCGCCTATTGGGACGATTACGTCAGCCATTACGCTATCCGAATAATCGCATTACTGGCATCGGCTGTTGGAAATACAATAGTAAAATCCCCTGCCGTAGATGTCTTATCCGCGCCAAAATCCAAAACGACTACAGTCGGATTACTTACCGAAAGCGACGTAGTATTGGGCGTGGTGTTATAAATTAATGCACCACGTGCCGTAATTGTGGCATTTGAGAACGTTTCGTCTACAAAGTCCGTAAGTGCCGTAGTTCCGGATGAAGTAGGATCGACGTTGGTTAACGCACCACCTCCCGCAGTATAATTCGTACCACTTACTTCGTTTGAAGTAGTGTACGTCGTAGTAGCCGCAGTAAACGTAGCCGAGTTAGTATAAAGAGCGATTTTAAACGTATCGCCCGATGAGTTATCAAAATCGTGAACACCGTACAAAAGCTCTTTCTTGAACGAGGTACACATGAAGTTTCCGTTGAAAGCCATGGTTACAGTCTCCTAATTAGTTCCGCAAGTTCTTGGTTACCAGAATCAAGTATCGCGTTGTACACGGTTGTTCTATCACTTTTTATTGCCTCACGCATGTAAAATTCTAAAACCTTTACAATGTGTTGACGAAAGGCATGTGCTTGTGCCTGTATTGCAGGGTTTGCAGAATCGCTAATAGATATAATCTTGTTAGCGCAACGTTCTGCAATTTCCTCTGGTGTAAAACCCCGGTTCTGAGTGGTGTGTACTTCCACCTTAAAGTCAGGGTTCATTTCAAGTGCTGGGAAACTCATTGTTTAGGCCTCACCAGCATACCGGTGCGATAATCATCGGTTACTTCTTTGTTTTCACCCAGCATCTTCATACCGGTCATCGCTTCAGCAAATCTTTTTTCATACTGGGCCATTATATCTTGTTCGCCCTTCATGTATATATATGCTTCTATAAGACTACCATACAACATGGCCATTTGAGCATTTTCACTCAACCATGTTGTAGCGCCTTCAGCCCCAGCCGTTAAACTAGCCGGTCTGTAGAAGTAATGAAGCTCAACGGCGCTTGCTGCGGAAGGTGTAGGCCCCAAAATAAAGTTATCTATGTCAAAAACGGCGTAAAACCGCGGGTCTCCCGTAGTTGTGGAGTCGGGATTGAAAGATTGTACAAAATCGGTGTCTTTAAACTCTAAAAACGTCTTGTCGCTGTTAGCATCCACAAAAGATAACGAAAAAGGAGCTAAAAAGTCGCTAGGACAAGCCAAATACTGGTTGTTCTGCGACATATTGCCGCTGACATTCTTACGGAAAAGGCTTAATTGCACGTTTTTAAGTATACGTTCTTCCGCCTGACGTATAAAAATAGGAAGATTGTTTACAAAAGACGTTTCATCGTTTTCTGTATAGTCTTGTATGGCTGTTTTTAACTCTGCGTATGTAAAACTCATGTTATTACCACCGATACTGTGCCTACACCGCCCTGTAAAGCCTCTGTTATCTCTAATTCAGAGGGCATTTCAGCCGTTCCAGCCGTTGCCCAGTTGCCGCCACCCAAATAAACAATGCCATTTGTGGTTATTACCAAGAACGCACTTGTTGGATTCGGTGAATCCGGGCGAGCATTTTGTAAAGCTTGCGGATCAGAAACTGTTCTAAAAGGTCCAAGCTGGGGTTGTTTGGGTTCATATTCATCCGGACCCACAAGCAAGCCATTCCACTCACGCTTCATTACCTTGTACGGATAACGAAAACCAGACCGGTCCGATATTGCCCATGATTTTTTACCAGATGCAAACTTAGCCATTAGCTTGTCCTGTAATATTCGTACCGAGGTACGACGTTAAAGGAAGAACGGTCCCTATCTTCAGTTGCCGCTCTGTCAAACTCTTCCTCGTAAGATGCTTTTAACATCTGAACGCGGTTCGGTGCCCTTTTTAAGGCAATGTAATAAGCTAAACCTGCGGCCAAACACGGATAAAACCTAAAAGGCATGTCCATTGTGTTGGTGTAGATGTCAGCATCGTCCATTCTAGTAAGCGCGTTGTAGTAAATAACATCCGTGCTGTTGCTCGGAACAGGCCATAGCTTTAGATTCGGCGTCAACTGCCTGTCTAAGAAGAATTGATTTGGACGGCTCTCGGTAGTTTTTGTGGGAATAGTCAAATACTCGTCACGACTTAAACGCTCTAGCGCATAGTCGGTGCCGTTTCTTCGAATAACCACCGATAAAACGTCAATTATATCGGCGCTTAAATTGTATTCCCCAGTGCCTTGGACCAAGGCCAAAGAACGTTCTTTGATGGTCCACTGGTTTAAGCCGCGGTTTGCCCAATCTGCCAACAATAGATTTAAAGAACGCTTCGCAGTTTTAAGGTCGTAACCAGTACGAACCTCTAAGCCACAACGCTCAAACGCCTCTTCGATGTATTCTGCAACATCTAATTGGAAATCTTGACTGTTAGAAGTGGTCATTCGCTACACCTATCTTTTTTTTGCGGTTTTAGCCGAGTTTTTAAAAGCTTTGGCAGTAGGCGCACCTTTAGTACCGGGTTTACGCATTGTTTCCTTGGAACCCGCTTTTATACGTTTCCGTTTTGCGTTTATATTAGCATATAACCCGGCCACTAGGCGTTCCTCACTACACTCTTGCGCCCAACTTTGCCGCCTTTCTTCATGCCAACAGGCATCCCGCCGCCAGCACGACGTGCCCCAGCTTTTTTAACAGCGTTTGCTTTTTTACCCATAGCTACTTTTGTAGTATTAGGCCCAGATCGCCCCGTAGGTGCTCTTTTTGGTCCGGTAACACCGCCCATTGGAGCCGCCATACCAACAGCAGGTTTACCCGCCATACCGCCACCGCGCATTTTCTTAACCATACCGCCACCGCGCATTTTTTTAGGTTTCATCGCCATTTTTTAATCTCCTATAAAGGTCACGTCGTTTTTCATAAATGTCAAAAGCGTTATACTCACCTTCGTAGCTATCATAATATCCGTTTTTATTCAACTTGTCTGCTGCTTCTTGCAGCTTAGATAAACGTTGCACAAAAATCATAGAGTAAGAAGTGTCTACTTCGTAATCAAATATCAAGTCTTCAACGAAGTCACTGGGTTCATCATCAGGGTGAAAACCCATTAACCAGATGTCTTTATCAATAAAGGCTCCGGTTGCAATAAAATCATTTAACGAATCCAAATACTCGTGAAAGTCTTCCGGTTCTTTACTGTTAACTAAATCCACAATAATTGCTAAATCAAAATGATCGTCAAACTGAGAAGCGCAGGAATACAATACTTGGTAGGAGTTCTCATCCTTAAAAAGGATAGCAACTTTATCCTCTAGCCAAGCTTGTTTAGCGTAGGGACAAGGTGGGAGGTTGTTAAAAAAGGGACTTGGTTTTTCTAAGGCGTCACCCGACCATTGCATTATTTCTTGAACAATGGCTTTTTCTAGCGGGTTGCTGTAAAAACCGACGTTCATGATTACCCCAAAAATTTCTGAACAAAGGGTGCTATAAGAATTAAAACAGCCAATGCCCAAAGCTTAATATCTAAAGCTTTTAGAGAACTTTTATGGTCTTCCAATCTTTCTTCGATAGCCTTGTATCGTAGATTGCACTCGGCCTCATGCTTTTCTAGTTTGGTCAATACTTCTGCAACTTTCATGTAATCATCACCATGCTTTGCAAGACCAGTACCTTGCGCTGAATTTGTCTTTTGCCGTTTCACAAGAGTGCCTCGCACGAAAGCTTTTACGCCTACTAGGTTGGTCCTTCTTAATCGACATCTTAGGGTCGCCAAACCGAACCAATTTAATTTGGTCCCCTTTTTTCGCCAATACCGCGCTTTTTTTATTAGCGCCGGGAGTCCTTTTGGGCTTGTTGTAACCTGCAAAAGTCTCGCCCCTGTATTTAATTCTTCCCGAAGGCGTCCGAGTAACATTTTTCGTAGAGGCCATGTTGCCTCCTAATTATAAAAAACAGTTACGTTAGTGATGTTAGTTAGTACGGCATAACACCCGTCAC